TTTTGGCCATGCATTATCATATTCAATTCCTAACGAAGCGCTACTATAAGAAGAACTCTGATAGTACATATATTTTTCAAATTGGTCAAAGTTATTTTTTACTTCTAATATTCCAACTTCAGCAGCTTTGATGGAAGCAGCTGAACCACTAATTCCAATAAACGAAGAACTTACTACATTAAAATCTTCAATCTGTTTTAGTTTAAGTTTAAAGTTTCTTACTCTTTTTTCAACAGAACTAAATTTGATAAAATTTTCATACCTACTATGGTCTATATTTAATTCAACACTATCTATACTCTGACTTAAAAATTCATTTTTTAATTCAGTTGATATTGTAATATCGTCTGTTAATATTTCATTTTCATTTTTAAAATCTGTTTTTCTACCTCTTATTGGACTTTCCACATTTTTCAAATCAGGTGATTTTAAAACTAATTGTGGTTCTTCTGCTGGAATAAAATCTAATATTTTTACCTTTTCTACTATAGGTTCTGCCATTTCTTTAACTATGACACACTCATCAAGTTCAGCAAAGCTATCTGGCAAAGGTTCATATAATTTATAGACGACAGCGTGTGGATAATCTGAAACGTTTATCTTGTCTTGTTTAAAGTTAGTTGTTAAAAATAACTGATTATTGAATTTCAGATAAGTTCGTAAGTCTAATGGATTTAAATTTAAGTAAGTAACTCTAAAGTTTGGAAAACCAATGTCGGGTGGATTCTCTATATCATAAACTTCAGTATCAGGATCGTCATCTTCTACTCCTATATCGATAGCATTTTGCTTATAACTTCTATCCAAAGTAACAAACAAACCATCGGGAGATACTTCTTCAATCTGCGCAGTAAATGGTCTGTATATCTGTTGAGTTACTGATTCATCTACTAATGTAAAATCCATATAAAGATTATCTACCCAACTTATACCAAACTCTTGATTTCCATTACCCCTTATATGTCCGTAGAAATATATGTACCAATCTTGGTCTAAAATCCAATCATTTGGAATTAAGATTTCTGCATTTTTAGTTTCCCATTTACCAGCTGCGTCTGTAGGAATAAATTCATATTGGTGTGCATAACTATATCTTGGTGGTGCTATAACATTTTCTCCCCATACTGCTGTTACACCATTCCATTTCCATAAACCACCTGGACTCAGAGTTCCATCTTTGGTTGGATTTCCATCGAAACTAAAGCCGGAGCTACCATTATCATAATATGGTTCAGTTACATCAATAACCTCACCATCTTCGTTTTGAACACCAAAATTATCTGCGCCAGGATTTCTAGACCCAAAGGTTAAATCGATTCCCTCTGAACCAACCTCTCCTGCACCATAAAAGTATTCACTTACTGGAAACCTTTCTGAAACTCCATCTGATTCATTTTCTTTTAAGTTTATCCATTGACCGCCGTTTTCTGCATTTACACCATAGATTCCACTATAATTAGAGAAGTGACCATCTGTGTGTCTATTTGAAAACCAAACATCAAAATAGTTTCCATCTACACCAGCAAAGCCAGCGCTAAAAGAACCTGCCGCACCATTCTCATCTTCCTCAAACCAAGTATCTTGATTGGTACTGAATATATCACCATCTCCGTCATCTGTTCTCCATCTTTTATTCGTACCCTTAACACATGCATAGTGATGCCAAGCACCACCACCTCTTTCTTTTCCAGAGAAAGCCCATTCCATTTCACCACCTTGAGCATTAACAATATCATTAAAAGCACCATCTAAATCTTTTAAGTAAAAGAAATCCACAAAATCTTCTGATCCGATTTCAGCCATAAATACTTTATTTGAATCTTCATTTCCACGACCATCTGTATAAAATAAAACAAAGAAATTATCTCTGTTGTGATCGTTATTCGTAGCTCTTGTTCTTGTTATACTTTGTATTCTACCGTGTTCAAATATATCATTATAGATTGAGTGTGTTTTAATTTCATTTCCATCACTATCTGTTTTGGATATTGTTTGACTGTGTAACTGAGGAAACATAGTGTCAATTGTGGTTAAACCAATCATTTCTCTATTCGTAGTATACCCCACATTACCAACAACCCAAACTAAATCATTCTTTATTAAAATAACAGCATTATTATTTACAAGTCCTGATGGTACACCACAAACAGAAGTCATCTTAGTATCTTCACCATCTAATGTTGTACCTGTTTGCCATCCTCTATTTTCACCAGGATAAATATCTCTTTTGAAGCGTGCCGTTCCTTGCCCATCTAATTGATAAGGATGAGTATTAACCGCTTCTGGATATTCTAAATCATTTACTGTTCCTACCGGCGCTGAAGGAAATGCAGGGAAAAAATCAGGATTCGCACCCCAAGCAGTACCATCCCATTTCCACTCTTGCTCTAAACTTAAAGTACCTGCTTTACTATATTCTACACCAACTAAATTTGGACTCCAAGTAAAGATTGGATTTTGTCCACCAGTGCTTTGAGTTATTATCCAAGCGCCTTCCCCACCCCAAAATGTTGTCGAATCACCTACACTTATATCTACTTCAGGTGAACCTTGTAAATATGTACTGACAACAGTAGAGTATTTAGATGGTGGTTGGTTCTCAATGTCTGAAGCATTTGAAACTGTATTCGCAATATATCCCTCTGGATTATCAGTTGGAACTTGTTCACCTGGTGGTGGATTATTAGGATCGTAATATCCTATTGGTGGAGCATCTGGAATATTTTCTGTTATTAATTCATTTGGATAATATAAAGATATTAAAATACCCCTTCCTGCAACACTAGCCTTTAAATCTAATGTTAAATTAACAAAGTCAAAGTGTTTAACTCCCTGACCTATAAGAGCTCCCATCTTTTGATTTATACCCAACCAACGACTTGCAAACTCCGTTGGCCATTCGTCTAATTCCCTAAAGATTTCATTTTGGTCGGGAAATTTCATACAAACACCACCAGTAACTCCCTCACCTCTCACAAAATGTGCGTGATAGCCTAAGTGTGCTGTTCCAGCAAAAGCTCCATTTGGATTAGACATACTATTGTAACCAGGACTAAAACCATCTACCCTTACAGCTTTAGAATGTAAACTTGCATCCCAACCATAAAAATTAGCTAAACTGACTTCATTACCATAAGAATCTCTTTCAGTATTTTCAAGGTCTGGATTAGTTATAAAATTTATTCCTGTTTTTACAGGTGTTTGAATTTCGTTTACTAAGAAAACATTTGGTATGGTAATAGTACCATTCTTCATTTTTTGTGTAAATAAAAATCCATTTTCAGCTGGTGATATATTTAAAATATTAGATTCAAATAAATCAGCGTTGCTTCCATCTGGTGCAACAAAATTGATAGTTCCCTCAATATCATTTGCTGTTACAGCAGTTTGTATATTTATAAAATTATCTGTATAAGAACCTTTTATATTTTTTGCTTTTAATCTAACTTCGGTTCTATTTGGAGATATAACATCAATTGAATATTTTAAATCCTCTATACTTAATTGTTCAGCAGTTGCAGGACTTTCTCTGAAAGACTCTTCTGTTCCTGTGTATACCTTACCATCAGGTTGAATATTAAAATTAGCAGTATAAACATCTCCTTCAAATCCTGCTTTATTTCTAATTAAAACTGCTCTTTCATCACCAGCTAATTTTCTAAAAAAACGATAATTTACATTAAATATTCCATTATTGAATCCTAACTCTCTTAAATGATTTCCTACATAAAATTCTATATTTCCATTATCGATGTTCTTTATAAATTTGTCGTTAGGTAAATTTCTAAAATCTATTAAATTATTTGAATCATCATAAATTTCTAAATAAGCAAAATCCTCATGGCCTTGAGTTCCCCACAAACCATTTTCATATGGTTTTTCCCCAACCCTTTTAGTTTGAAAAGCATTGAGTAGTTGTCTATCTCTTTCGTTTAATTTACTAGCCATTATAATTCCTCAAAATCTCTGTCTAATATACTATTGACACTAGCCTCATCATCTCTTAATTTATTTACAATTGAAGTGTGTACTATCTTTGTAGAAGGATCTTCTGGTAATACACCTGTGTATGGATTTTCAAATATTAAAATTGTATTATCACTATCTCTGACTAACAAAGAACCATCATTTGATGAGCCTGAAATAGAAGATTGCGTTTCCAAAATATCTTTATTAGCAAGATACGCTTGTTCATCTTCATCAATTAAATTCTGGTACCAGGGTAAATTTTTTAATTCCTCTTGTGTATATGGCATTTTTTATCTCACAACTTTAAATACGAAATCTTCATCAAAATATTGTATTGTCTCCTCGTCTGTTCCACTACCACTAACAACCTTAAATTCAAATTTATAATATCTTTCTGATTGAAACCCATTCATCCATAGATTAAAATAGTTTCCTGTGGAATCACAACTTATAGCAGAACCTGAACCAAACGGAACAATAACATCATCTGTCTGATCGTCTATTACTGAATAGTAAGCACCATCACCACCAATCTGTTCTTTACTTGCGCTTGGAAAATACTTTACTGTTAAATACTCAGATGCAGTATTTGAATAAGACTTAGTAGGATAGCGACCTCTTCCAACAATTCTAAATTTTATTTTAGATTTTTCTTTATATTCAGGTCTTAAACTTTTCATATAGAAAACAGGATCTTCTAATTCTGCTGATGATAGTGGACTTAAAGAACCTGTACTAAATTTTGTATCATACCACTCAACTTCTAACTTTGGTGGATAAATTGTATTGGTTTCTCTAGAAAAGAAAGAAAAGTTTCCTAACCTATCTGCACTTCCCTCATCTGTACCACTATCTAAATTACCCAAACTACCACTTCTTTTAACAATAAATCCATTATTAGGATAAACTTTTGTTAGCCAATCATCTACTATAGGCGTAACATCCATTCTCATATCTCTTGTTTCAAATTCAAAAGATTGAGATGCGTATGATGATGAGAACCAAGCACCACCTGAAGAAGAAACTGCGGCATCCTCTGCTCTTCCCCAATAAGTTTTTTGTGTAATACCATCTCTAAAATCCCAAGTTGCTCCTTCTTGAGTCTTTGGATTGTCAGCTCTAAATCCTTCACCTGGAACCCAACTAGCACTTATAGGATAAGCAAATAAAGATTGACTATATGATAATTCAGTTGGGTTTGCATCATACATATTTAAATAAAATTTGGCATCAGTAGCTATCTGTCCTCTAACCATTGACCTAGAAACTTCAGCTAAATCAAATTTAATTAGTATACGAGAAACTCTTACATTACCACCTGACTGATTCATAGTTTTTTCTATTTCTAATATCTCATCAAGTCCTGTGTTTCTACTAGCAGAAGCTTGATATAATGTAGTATCAAACTCTGGAAAAATAAAATAATGCATTAACTACCTCCCGCTGAATCACCAATTACTCTTCCCTCAATATCTATATTAGGATATTTCAGTTCAAAGCAACTTGGGTCTAATGATGGATACACTATGCCATCTTGTGTGGCACCTTTTATATCATAAAGGTTTCCAGAGTAACCACCTGATTCTAAAAATTTATTTTCAATTAATATTGGTAAACCATCTGAATTGTTTTCTGTAGGAGCTACTACAGCAGAAACTCCATCTGTCAAAGATATTTGATAAGCCAAATCAGCTATTACAATTGGTTGTCCGATTTGCCACTTATCAACATCAAAGAAGTCTTTAACTTTTTGTATAGCTCTTAAAACAACTTCATCTTTATTATATCCTGATTTAGTTAATAAATTAAATTTAACCCCTATGTTTATTACAAAAGCGTTTTGTATATTAACAGCATCAGTAACCATTCTGAATTGTGTTAGATAAGTTTGTATATTTTCTTTTACTGCTTTATTTACATTAGTCAATTTTTTACTAGCATCGAATCCTAATATATATAAATTAAGAGCTAATGGATTCACAACTCTGTTATTAGAGTTTGCTCCTGCTTTACTATCTAATTGTGTGTCTTGTACAATATAAGCTTTAGCAATATTTCCATATTTAGTTGGCAGAGCATATATTCTCGTTATATAATCTTCTTTGGTTACTGCCCTTTGCTGTGCTTGAAAATAAGCTAAAGTATTGTTTTTAACTTCTATGATACTTTCAGAATCTTTTCCACCTGTAGCTGGTAAAGTATTATTTACAGCTATGGAAGCTCTTGTACTAGCTACCAATGATGAAGTTAAGCCTGATTGGTCTGTAGTTACATTTATAGATTGTATACTTCTTAAAGTATTTGAATTTACATTATGTGAAAGACCACCACCATATCTATATGTGATTGTCAATTGAGTATTAGATGGCGCTTGTCCATACGCTTTTGTTGATAAAAAGTTAGAAGGATCAAAAGCAGTATTTAAATAAGTTGGAGAGCCAGGTAAAGATGAACCCACACTATCTGGATTTGGAACTATCTCTTCATCAGGACTATCCGATGTTCCAGCGCCAAACCTTAATTCAGTTTTACCATCTTCTCTAATAAATGTTGTAAATCTTCTTGTTGTTTTTACTAATTTTAGCAAGTAAGGTGCTTGGTCTGCAAAAGAATATAAATCATCATCATTTTCTTCTGTATTTTGCATATCATCAAACACTGTATCTTGCGCTAAAAAAGGAACTTCGTACCAACTATTACCATCACTATCCGTACAAGAAATTATTTCTGTTATGTTAGAATTTGCTAAAGCTATTCTTGTATACTTTTCAGCTGTGTTGAATGTAAAAAATTCCTCAGCTATTGTACCGCTACTAGCTTTAACAGATTTTTTTAATAAGTAAGTCACAGGAATATTATTAGAACTTTCATAGATACTAATATCTAAAGGATCGTAAGAACTTGAAAATTTAAAATTACAATCTTCTTGCGTAATAAATGTTATACCTGTATTTGAAGTAACTTCCATTCCAGATTTAATTACCATAGAATACCTTAAATCAGGCACTGTGGAGTAACTACTACCTGCGCCAGATGATAATGCAGGTACTGTTTGAAATACATCTAAATCTGTGACGCCCGGCGAAGATAATTTTGGTTTGTATCCTAACGACTGAGCCATATTGTATACAGTTCTTTTTTCTTCAGCAAAGGCTAATAAACTTTCTTTAAATTGATTATCTATATAGTAAGAAAGTACATCTCCGACATAAGAAGCCATTTCAATAAACATCATACCTGGTGATGATTCATTAAAATCATTATATTCTTTTGGAAAATATATTTTAGTAAATTCAATCAGATTGTCTTTAAAAGATGTAAAATCCTTATTTAAGTATCTAACTTCTTTTACTGATTTTTTAGGTGTAGAATATGGCATTACTCATCTCCATTAAATTATTTGTACTGCTTCATAGTTTCCAAAATCTAATGCCAGTTGCTCTTCTTCATTAACATCTGTAGCTAAACTAAATCTAATAGAAACATTTACAATGCTTGGATTGGCTTCAGAAAAGAGACTTTTTATTTCTATAATATTTACAAATGGTAAAAATTCATCTATAGCTGAAGTTATAGCTTCTTCTATCTCACTTTCTACATCACCCTCTTTTTCAAATAACACTCTCCTCAAATCACAACCAAATGTGGGATTACCTAACCTCTCACCTTTGTTAGTTGATAGAAGATTTTTGATATTAGATCTTGTTTGCTCTAAAGAAGTTTTAGTTCTATTAAAGAATCCTGAATTGCCATATGTTAATGGTAATTCTATCCCAATATAAGTATCTGGATCTAAATCGTTTTGAAGTGCTCCCATTATTTATTGTCTCTCTTTTTTAAAGCTTTCATCACTCCACTATAATCTTTAGTCAAATCTTTCATTACTTCTTGTACTACAGGATTTGATGTGTCAGCACCAGCTGCTTGTGCAGTTTGTACTGCGGCCATTTCTCTTTTAACCTTCTTATCACCGCCCATCATATTACCATATCCCATAGCCTGTGCCATTTTTGTACTATCAAATGTTCCACCACCCATTGTCGGATACTCATCCATTTCTTGAGGATTATTTGCTGTCTCATTTAAAATATCATTTAACACTGGATTGTTTGTGTATGTGACTTTTTTCTTTGGTTTTGGTTTTCGTTCAGGTAGAACCTCCATAACTGTATCCTCTACTAATGTAGACTTTTGAGCCATAGATTTCATTCCTTCCTTAATAAATATCTGCTTAACCTCTTTTTGTACTTCTTGTCGTACTATTTCTCTGATTAAACTGATTATTTTTTTAGTGTTTGCCATAGTAACTCCTGTTTTATATAAATATGCTAACTTAGCATCTTTTTGTTTTCTTCAGCAATTCTTTTTTGCGCTGCTCTTCTTGCTTTTTCTTTAGCTATTTTTTTTCTTGTTCTTGTAAAAAATTTATCAAGATTGTCTAATATCTGTGGTGCAACATTTAATTCATCTCCTATATCCTTTATTTCTATTTTAAGTTTATCTATTATAAATTTTTGAGCAAACGCTATAGCAGCTGCTGCTGGATTTAAAGCTGAACCAATAGTGGAAGCTTTCTCCGTTGATTCAGCAACTTTTCTGCCTGAGTCAAAGGATAGTCTTATAGATTTAATTCTATCTATTGCATCTGAAACTTTTTCTTTAGCATCTTTAGCTTTTTCTATATTTACTTCAACATCATTCACCGCTTTATCAGCCTGTTCACTACCTTTTCTATAAAGATTTAAGGCATTGTCTACTTTCTTATCTAATTTTTGTTTTTCTTTTTCAATAGAATCATCTATAAGTTTTTTTAGCGCATCCGATGCTTTACTCATAATTACCCCCTCACTCCTGATACTGGTGTTATAGCTTCGTTTCCACCAATTGTTTCTTCAGCAGTTTCAATTGTTTCATCAAAAACATCTTCCATATCATCGGCTATGAACACTGTTTTGCTAGATATTTTTGGTAATTGTTTTTGTTTAATCACGCCCAATTCTTCATTTAAAGTTTTAGCTGCAGCTCCTATTTGTTTTGGGTCTGATGATTTTTCTAAAGTACTTAAAAAATCTTCTAAACTATCAAACACCCCTTCTAACAATTCTTCTAACTCCATACTTTTAACTACACTATTAATAGCGTCAGGATCTCCTAAATTTATAGCACCACCTCTTAAACCACCAGAACCTATATTAATTTCATAATTAGAAGCTAAATTTATATTTCTTGCAGCAAACATATGTATATCACTATTATTACCTTTACCATCACCTTTTGCGTTAAAAACTAACTTATCAGAATTTAATGTAATCATATCACCACTCATAGGATTTTGAGCAGCAAATGGTGGCCACCTTTTAGAATCAGCGGCTGGGTCTAATGTTTCTATTTCTTTTAATTCACCCGATGTAACAAAAATAGAAGAACCATCTGAGTTTATATCTTGTTCGTGTGGGAAATGTTCATCAGCCACTTTTATATCGGGAACTGATTGTCTATTTGTAATTTTTATATTTGGGTACATATACTCTTTATCACTTCCCAATCTCAATCCATTACCAAATCTACCATTAAGAGAAACATCACCTTGCTCTGAATAAATTTTTCTGTTGTATTTAGTTCTCTGTGGTAAAACCAATCCCTCACCACCTTTTCCTGTAGCTCGATTCATATTTACTTTACCATACAAATTCAATGGTGGTGCATAATATAATTTTCCATCGTGAATAGTTACATTTACCACCTCACCTTTTAAGGGATATGTTATTAGGTGACTTGATAAAGGTTTTATAAAACCATCTATTAAGTCTCCCTCACTTTGACTGTGTATAAACCTAGCTTTTATGCAACCATAAAATGCCCAATCAGGAATATTATCACCATTTTGTCTTTTTATTTTAGGAAAATTATTTGGATTAATTAAAACTTGCTCAACAACGGCAGGTTCTATTTCATAAAATTCTGAACTATCATCTATATTATCTTTAAGAATTCTATATACATCTGAATAAGTAGTAAATCCTACATTATCTGTTTCTCTATTTAAAGTTAAACTTGAATTACGAAATGCCATTAATTTTCAATCCTTTTAATATCTTCTGTTATTTCATCTGAGTGAGTTTGTAAATCAGTAGCGGCATCTTCTATTGCTCCCATAAGTTGTTCCTTTTCTGCATCAGATAAACCGAACTCTTCTTCAGAACCACCTTTAGATTCGGAAGCTATTATACGTTGTACTATAGCGGCTACCTTTACTAATTGGTCATCATTTTTTACATTGATTTCTAAGTACTCTTTCAACATAGGAATAATCTGTACAGCCGTATCGCCGTCTTTTATAAAGCCAGTAACCTCTTTCATAAGAACTTCTAATTGAGTTTTATTTCTTGTCGTATTGTCGTATATATCTTTGAATAAATCAGATAATGATTTACCATCAAATATTTCATAGTCATTAGCCATAATATACCTCTTTATTGTAAAAAATTTAGATTTGTAGTTATATATAAATATTGATGTTTTTAACTTTTAATAAATATATATTAAATTTAATAAAGGGCACAAAAAAAGGGAGTAAAAACTCCCTTTTTTTTATTGATTCTCTCTCATAAGAGAACCTGTGTAACTCACATCAACCATACCAACCTTATCAAATTCGGATTGCAACCTTTTATTATATTTCTTCATAACATTTATGATTCGAGTGATATGCTGTGTGTTTGATCCTGTCATCTCACGGATAAGAATATAAAGAGCCTTCTTATTAAAGTTCTCTATATTCTCTTTTATACGGAATATATGTAAAACTGCATCAGCAACTCTGATGTCTTTGTCTCTACGGAAGATGTTAGTTAGGTTTGTATCCCAAAACCTATGTAACTCATCTATAAATAGAACCGACTTTTCAGAAGTTTCCGATGTGGAATTCTCACCCATAAGATTTCTTTTGTAATCTAATACCTTCATTTCAGAATGTATCTTACCCATTTTATAGTTCTTATTGTTATTAAGGATAAGATAGTTCTTAGCCACAATACTAAAGTAGGAGAATGCTTTACCCTTACCCTCTTTAAATTTGTGCATATTCATAACTAAGAATGAGACTACTTCGTGTTTTACTTCAATAGAACCCACATCAAAGTAATAAAATTTAAATGTATGAATAATATTCTCAGCTAACTTATCAAAAGCAGCTCGAATATGTTCATTGTAAATTTTATTTCTTACATTTGCATCATCCGTTTTATTGTATAGGATGATAGCATCTTCAGTTCCCTGATTGAAGTAATAATTTTTACCTTTCTTCTTTCTTTTCCTTTTTACAGGAGGTTTCTTTTTTGTTGCAACTGTTGTTGCCTTTGCTATTTCTGAACCTGATACTGTTGCTGTTGTAGCCATTATTGCTCTTCTCCTTTGAACCTATCTAACTGTTTGATTGTGTTTTTTATTTCATTAAAGATTACACCGACCTCATCATCTGCTTCAAAATAACCTTTGTAATCTAATTTTTTTAAATCTTTATTTACTTTATTTACTGTACTGATAAAATCCTCTATCCAATTTTCTAACAATTCTAACTTTCTAATTATATTCCATATTCCATAACAAGAAGTTAAGAATAAAAGAGTCATACATGCAAGACTTATTTCTAAAATCATAATTTTTTCTCCCTTTAACTTTTGCCTGATAGGTTTTGTAATACTGTAATCATAATAAGTTCAATTTCTTCACATCTTTTTTCTAAATCAATAACCTGTTTCTTTAACTTTCGGATTGTTGAAAATTCTTTATTCCGATTCTGTTTCATTTTTTTCTCCAAATAATTCCTCAAAAAGATCTTGTGATTTTGCACTTAACTTTGGTGATTGCTTAGGTTTTTCTTCGGTAGTAACCGCTTTCTTAAAGTTGTTACTTACTTCCTCATCTTCCCTTTGCCACTCATCAAACTCAATGTGTGTCGCCATCATATCTGCTTGGTGAAGTATGTACGCTATATTGCTTTTTAAACTCCAATCGGGGTTGTAAGACATATAGTAAGATTTATTCGCTTCTTCGTACATACCATCAGTTAATCGTAATCCGATATACTCCCATTGTGACATCGTAATACCGAAGTGATTTAAAATAAAAATAGCTCGGTCGGTGACTGTCATATATTGGAGATTCGGATTGTGCTTAAAGATTTCACCTCTATTCTTACGATGCCATTCGGAGTCTTGTGGGATATAATAATCTTGATTTAAGTCACCTACTTTACCTAAGTCGTGATGCATAGCAGCGAAGATAAGTTCTTCATCGGTAAAGTTAATCATAGCGTCATTAGACTCCCACAACTTTTTGAGTTGAATAGCACAATCAGTTACGTGTAGGACGTGTTCTACATACCCACCAATCATAGCATTATGGTAGGCAGCTTTTCCGCTTGCTGGCGCTGTAACCATCCTATCTTCAAAGTACTTATACATCTTTAAGAGTTTCTCTTTACGTTCTCCCTCAAATGTATCCTCAATAAGTTTCATTAACTTATTCCAATTATCTACTATCTGTTGTTCTGTAAGTTGTTTCATTTATCTAACCTCATATCTATTTTTTGTAAATTTAATTGTTGATTCTGTTCTAAGTCTATTTCTGTATGGACTAAAGGAAATCCGCACACCCCAACCGAGATAATCTAATATTTCTTTTTTAGTAACCGATTTTCTTTTGTGTATGAAATCTACGATTTTATGATAAGACTCACTCTTATCTCCAATCATATCGAACTTATCGGGTTGTAAGAACTCCCATCCATTAAACCAATCCGGCACTCTACTAGCCCACGGAAATTCTTCTATCTTTGTTTTTAAATAATTCTTAGCTTTGTCCACACTACCATCATCATCTAATGCTCCATTTACTTTTTGTAAGAATTCATCTTTACCATTATATAACAATGGATAATCTTCACCAACCATTTCAGGATAGCATAATTTATTTGGTAAGATATAAGGAACACCCATACTAAGTGAATCGGTTGTTGATATAGACCAAGCAGAGTATTTCTGAAATGTACCAACACCAACATGCATTGAACGAATAAAATCTAAGTATTCATCTCTATCACTTATCTTAACTCTTTTAGCATAAGGTCTATCTAAATCTGCTAGCGTAGTATAAACAGTGAAGTCTTGCCTTTGCTTATAAAGTTCATCCATTCTATCTATAAACCAAGTCCAACCTGTATAGTAATTGTCTCTATGATTGAAGATGATGGTTTTCTTTTTTGTTGGAACTTCTACATTATTTATTTTATCTATACCTAAATAATGTGGTTGTATAATCTCATCTAATTTAGAAATGGTTTCTTTATTGTACCACTCTTTAGCTTTTTCTAATACTAATTCTTTTAACCAAATACTATTTACGCCACACTCTTCCATCTCAAGCATACCATTGTAGTTGTCCATAAGCATACGCTTACTATAGTTAGTGTTTTCATTTACCTCATACCAATGACAATAACCAACATACTTAGGTGTGATGTTAGTATCATTTTCTAATAGGTTAGTCATATTCAAAGTATGTTCTGGCAAATGAGAATATACCACATCGAAATCAGTTTCTTTCCATCTAAGGTTAGCTTTAATTTCGTTATAATTAAAATGACATCTCATAGCATTTGGATAAGATGGTAGGTTGATTGGTATTTGTGTTGTGTTCTCAAATGTTAAACTCTTAATATCACCAGGAGATAAAATTGTCCAATGAATATCATTACGGATTTTATTTAATTCTTTAATAACATTACGCAAAACTACAACATAAGAATCCTTTTCTAAATCACGCATATATGTGATGTTAGGATACACTAATATTTTATACGGATATTCCTTATCGGAATCCGATTCTTTTGCAAAATCAAATATGTTCATTAGACTTCCTTAAATCTATCTTCCCAATCTTTATCAGATTCTAATTTATTCTTTTCTAATACAGACGCTGGTATATGTGATAAACAAAACTCTGGCATCGTAGGATCTACTAAATCAGAAATCGGAATAAAAGAAAAATTCCATTTGTTTAAATCTGTTCTCACAGATTTATCTTTATAACTTTCTATTAATGAAACTAAAACATAATCAAACTCAGTAGTACCATATCTAACGTGACCATTTGCACCACCACCTGCAGTACCTTTATTCTGACCTGTAGTTCTACGAGTATTATCAAAATGAGTTTGTGTACTATAAGGCGTTTTACCTTTTACCTGTCTAAGTTTACATTGAATTCTTTTACCATTAGATAAAACAATAGTATCAAAGCCTGAACCATTGTTTGAAGTATCTATGTTCAACCTCTCTAATAGCATACCACCTTCACTACCCTCAACACATTCATCGGTATGTATAACTTTCGTGCCACCTAAAGAAGTCATTAAATCTCTACATATATATTCATTGGCGATAGCCATAGTCTTACCCCAATCGATAGGAGACATATTAGCTATAAATTTATTATCAACCATATTGAATACATCTTTTTCTGTAATTAAATTATTTTTATCTAGTTCCATACTATGTGTCCAGCATTTACCCAATTAGAAGTTTTAGAAAATTGAATGAAAAACTTATTCTTTGCCCAGTTGGTAATCTTTCCTTGTTTACCATTTACGAAAACAATAGCGTTTTTCCAAAAGTGTTTTTGTGGTGTTTTATTCATACCTTAATATACACAATATTTTAATACAAGTCAAGACTTATCTTCCAATTTCTCCTAAATATTTTTCTTTTACTTGTTCCCAACTCTTACCTACTATGTCTCCATAGAAAAGTTTCTCAGGCTTTAGTCTACCCTCATCATATAACTTACTATATCTTCTGATAGCTTTAGGTTTCCACCAATTGATTATGTAGTCACT